GCCAATCCATACGCCCTTCTCGCCGCTGCTATCGCCGCCGCCGGGTACGCCCTCTACAAGTTCAACAACTACATGACGGATGCGGAGAAGATCACGCAGACCGCCAGCGAGGGCATTGATAAGTACGAGGCTTCCCTTGCCGCCGAGAATATGGAACTTGATAGGCTCTTTGCTAAACTCAAACTCGCAAAGGAGGGTACGGAGGAATACGATAAAGCCCGCCTTGCGATTGAGAACCGCTTTGGGCCGTACCTCCAGCAGATTCGTGCCGAACAGGGGCAGATTGAGAACCTTGCCGACACCTACCAACTCCTTGCAGACAAGATTAAGGAGGCCCAAAAGGCCAAGTTCCTTGAAAGCGAGTCGGATGCAATGTTGAAGGCGTTTAACAACGCATCCAACAACATCTACGAATCCTTCAAGAAAACCGCAGAGGTAAACAAGTGGTCTATCGACCAGCAAGAGGACATCTGGCGCTATATCGTCACGGGAGAACTCACCAACAAGAATTACCAAAGGAACCTTTCCGAAATGGGTGGTGGTACTATCGGCCTTCCGGGAACTTTCCTCTACAAAGATATGGGTCGCAGCGCCGCTTCCCTTCGCACCGATTTCATTAAGGCCGCACAGGCTTACGATGAAGGTATGTCGGCCCTGGAGGATGTCTTTGGCAAACGCAAGAAGGCAGAGAGTGGCGGCGGTAAGGACGATGCAGATGCCCTTGTCTATAAGATTGCCTCTATTGTGGAGGGTATTAAAAAATACGATGCCGACATTGCCAAACTTCGCGATAAGGCCAAATCCGTAGCGGGCATCACCGCGGATGAAAAGGGCCAACTCGATCAGCTTGTTGAATCCCGCAAGGAGCAGGCCGACCTCTATAAGTCCATTATGGGCATTGACTACGATAAGGATACCCGAAAGGGAGAGTCCGCCGCAGAGAAGGCCCGTAAGAAGTCCATAAGTGACCTTAAAACGGACATCGCACTCCTGGAGAAGTATCTCTCCATTTACCAGAAGATTGAGCCTATAAAGGGCGAAAACACGGCAAAGTGGATGTCCGAGAACATTGGCGGCAAGCCGGAGGACTATGCGAACCTTGAATCGCAGATTGAGAGCCTTTGCGCTTCTCTCCGCCAACTCGGTGACGAAGGCAATGCCGCCGCTGATGCAATTGAGGCCCGGCTGGGGCTGGATGCCGCAAGCCAACTTGTCAAACTCGACAAAGAGGCAAAGAAAGCCGCCGATGACTTTGAGAAGGCCGAGAAGAAAATTACCGACTATCTTGCAAAGGACTTCGGCGTTGAGGGAGAGCGCACGGCGGCCAAGATTAGCAAGTTGATTAAGGACACTTTCAACCTCAATGCTGGGGTTGATTCCAACTACAAGACGCTCGTTGCCGAACTTGAGAAGGAACGGCAGAAGGTTGTCAGCGACTACATTGCCGAGGGCCACTCCGCGAAGGAGGCGGATGCCTATTGGGATGAGTATAAGACCAGGCGCGAGAAGGAATTGAAAGAAAAGGCCGCCCAGGAAAAGGCCCAAAACAACGCTGTTCTTAAAGAGCGCGTCCGCGCATTGGCGAAGAACCTCCTTAACGAGCAAATGGAGGGGTTCGACCTTACGAATTGGACGGACAAGACTATTGCGCAGATCAATGACATCAAGAGTGCGCTGGAGAGCGTTGACTTGCCGCAGGAATTGAGGGAATCCCTCAAGGAGAACTACGAACTCGCAAAACTGCTCCTTATTGAACTCAAGAAGCTCGCCGGAGAAGAACTTGACAACACCGTACTGCCAGAACTTGATAAGGCTTGGGCCAAGAACGCGCAGAGTGTTGCGAAGTATCTTGGGCAAGCCGCAGATGCGATGAAGGAACTTGGCGAGGCCACGGGCAATTCCGCCTTGAGTGATGCCGCAAGTGCTGCATCTGCCATTTCCGAAACGCTTTCCGCGGCGGCGGCGGGATTCCAAGCTGGCGGTGTTTGGGGTGCAGTCATCGCTGGCGCTCTTGATATTATCACGCAGATAATCGGTGCTGTTTCCGAGGCCGAGGCAAAGGCCAGGGAAATGCGCGATAGAATCCGCGAAATCCGCTACGAAATGGCCGAGGCGCGGTTTAATGCGAAGCTGGAAATTGGCGTTGAGGGGATATTCGGTGAAAACTTTGTTGCAAAGGTAAAGGATTCCGTTGATGCTATCCGCGAGGCGGAGAGTTATACAAAGGAAATGTATCGCTTGATGCAGGATTACCACCGATATGTGCGTTTTAATGGGCCGTTCAATATTTGGGGACTTCTTGATAACGAGAAGGGCCACGCAGTTATTAAGACCAACCACTCTTTCTGGAACGGCGATACTTGGACGAAGCTGGAGGACATCGCAAAAGACCTCAATATGGAACTCTATGGTGAGGGCGGATTTATGAACCCGGAGTTCATTGAGAAGGTGATTTCCCTCTACGGCGACCTCAATGAGAACGCCCTTGATTGGCTCTATAAGGAGAAAGAGGCCGCAGAGGAATACAATGCCGCTATCCAGCAAATCCGTGATGCTACTACGGAACTCTTTAACTCTCTCTCGTCAGACATGACGGACAAGTTCATTGAGAACTTCCGTGAAATGGGCAACGCCGTGAATGATCTTGGCGATGTGTTCACCGATTTGGGCGAAACGATCCTGCAATCGCTTCTCAATTCGTACATCCTTGACAATATCCTCAAGAAATATGAGGACGAGGCCAACGAAATGCTCCGTTCCTATGCCGCCGGTGAAACGAGTTGGGATGATTATGCAGAGTGGCTTAATCAATTCACCGAGAATGTCAAGCGCGATAGCGAGAACCAGGCTGACGCAATCAACGGCCTTATCAGCGCCTTTGCCGATAGAGGGCTGATAAATATGGACACGGGCGAAGGAAGCGAGAGCAGTCAGTCCCTGGGCCAAGGAATCAAGTCCATTACCGAGGAAACGGCCAGCCTTCTCGCCTCCTACATCAACGCGATGCGGGCCGACCTATCCTTTATGCGCAGCCTCCAGGAGCAGGGCTGGAGCGATGTGGCAATCCTCGGAGCGTTCATTCCTACCCTCAACGATTATCTCCAGCAGATAGCCGCCAACACATTTGATGCGGCACAGCATACCGCAAGCATCCTCTCCGAACTCCAGGCCGTCATCGGCGCAGAGGGTTCTACGGGAATGATTGTCCGCGTCCAAATGGCATAAACAAATGTCAATAAAAATTGAGAAAAATTGAGCCGTTTTCATAACTTTGTAACGCTATGCTTACCGTTCCACCCATATCCGACTATCGGCCTTTCTACATTCAACTCCAGACGGGGTTGGCCCAGAACATTCTTGACACCTACAAGGTGGTTGTGAGGGCGCACGATTACCCCTCCACGCTGAAAGTAAAGGAGCCGTACAAGAACAATTGGAAAGACCAGCACGGGGACGAGGAATACATCGACCCAGACGGGCTGAAATACGAAGCGTTCACCTTCAAGCTGGAGTGCGCGATGTTTGCCCAGGCATCCACAACCGACACCGCAATTGCAGAAATCCGGGCTGGACTCCGCGCCTTTCAGGATGCCTTGTCGAAGGGCTTTATGAGGGTCTACGATGCCTTCACGGGCTGGGGATTCCGTGAGGTGCGCCTCCAGGAGTTTCCCACTCCGGCGGACGATGCCTATGAGGCGTGGAACGGACATACACGCCTTCTCTTTTCGGTCACTCTCAAAGTGAACGACCCGAAGAACCTTATGAAGTATAACGGGGCTACCAATAACATAGTGGAGGTTTAACCTATGGCAAGATTTCCAATCTATCATAAAGGCGCTACTATCGCTACCGCCGCGCCTTCATTCACCGGGACTTACCTCAAACCCGGTGTTTTGACATTTAGGGAGATTGCCTCCCCGCATCCGATTCCGTGGCACATCGGTGACTATGTGGACTACCCCCGCACGGGATTGCGGTATTCCCTCTATAAGATTCCGCAAGTCAAGAAACAGGCAAAGCCAGGCTCTCACGGAGCATCCTATCTCTACCAAAGCGTAGAACTCCACGATGCCTCCTATGAGCTTGAAATCTGCCCGTTCCGTGATTTGGTCTACGGGGACAATCAGGTGCATTTCTCCACGCAGTCCTCTATCTCGGTCTTTGACGATGTTGCGGGCATTGCGGAGAGGGTGCAGGCTTGCCTTGACGCTTTCCGCCCTGGCGGCTGGGTTGTGCGCCTTGCCACCGCCGCTATGGGAGCCTCTGCCGAACTGCTGGCCCTTATGGCGGAGGAACGCGAGTTCGTGGTGTCTGGCGTAACCCTTCTCGGTGTGCTGGAGAAGGTCTATGAGGTCTGGCCAGAGGTGGGCTGGGTGTTCTCCGTTGAGAACGGTATGAACACTATTACCATTGGCGGCGCTGGCCTCAACGGACTTGGCGATGCCTACGCATATAGCAAGGGCCACGGCCTCACCTCGCTCACCAAGACCGCCGCAGATGAAACGCAGATTGCCAACCGCCTCTATGTGTACGGATCGCAGCGCAATATGCTGGCGAATTGGTACAACCACCAAAACATCTATGGGGCGGAATCCGTAGACATTCAAAACCTGATGCTCCCCGCTGGCCCGGTGTCCGGCGATGCGGTGAAATTCGTCTATAACGGCGTTATCTACACCTATTCCGGCAAGGTCTACACCCACCCGTCAAAGGTGGCGCTCTACGAAGGCTGGGGGCTTACCGATAACCTTCCCGACCCCGCGAAGGCTTACATTGAGGACGCGGCATCCATTCTCGCCCGTGGCCTCCGAGAGAAATCCGTCTACTTTGACGGAAGCGGTGACTTGAAGGAAATCTACCCTACCCTGGAGGGCGTTACTATGGCCGAGGTGCGGGCATCCTCCCCGGAGTATGTGCCGGCGCAGTCTTGGCTGGATTCCGATAGGGTGGACGAGGTTCATTCCTGCACCAATCCTTCGGATAGCGGCTTTGCGTCCGGCACTACGGGCAAAGGTGCGGATGTGGTGGACTATGTGGACTACGATAAGAACGGCCAGATGATAACCGTGGCCGCCAACTCCAAGCACACCCTCCAACTCTGCCAAAAGGACTTCAATGTGGGCCTCGGAAAAGCGGACATTACGATTGATTACCCGTCTATCGGCCTCATAGGTGGTTGCGAGGTGGCGCAGATTGAGTTCGTCATGTCAAAGGTCAGCGGCGATGTGGTGACGCAGTTCTGCGTGAAGCGTGTGAACCTGGTTAACGGCGATGCTGGCTCCCGTTCCACT